TTTTAAAATAAATTGCTAAGAGAAATTAACCGTTTTAATATTTTTAACTCTTACATTGATATCTTTGTTTGGATATCTAACTTGATACACTTGTCTTGGTTCGGCAAAAATTGTATCATCAACTAATTCAATTTGTTTTGTTTCCGAATCGATATATCTTTGAGATGTTTGAGATGAAGAATATTGACCACCAACTTTATTAAAAAATGTCATATCTGAAACGGAAATTACCCCATTTTCACTTTGAACTAATCTTCTTAATTCTGATACATTAACATTTTCACCCATTTCTTGGTTTGTTGGGTCAAAATAATCTGTGATTATATTAATTACTTGAGAAATAATTGAACCTTGATTTTGTGAATTGTCTAACACAACATCAACATTTATTGCTAAATCAATAACGTTAGCACTTTCAATTGACACATAATCATTAATCATACGATAATTTGATAGATAATTCGCAACATTATTTTTTAATGTGTTTGACACTATCTCGGTTAATCTACCGGTCTCATCATATGATAACATTTGAACTTTGATTTTATTATTTTCTTCAGTTATCGCAACTTTAGCAGGAGCCCCGAATTGTGACGGCATTGTTCTAATAATTGATTCATAATCATTTACCGTAACCGCTCTATTTTGAGCCGTAAAGTTATACGATACTAAATTCCTAACTTCTTCTGTTGTTGGATAATTTGCTCCCCCGATAGCAGCAGTTACATTATTACATCTTAATGAATTAACGACAGTTGTATTGACTGATTCAGATGGTCCATTAACAAAGAATGATACCGTACCAATTTGTGTGATAACACCAACCCCTAAATTACTTCCTGTACCACCACCAATTCTATATTGAACGAATAATGTTGAATTAGGTTTTAAAGTACTACCTAATGCAAAGTTATTTGAATATTTGTATAAATTTAATGGTTTACCATCTCGAGCAAATTCTCTTAATTGTTCATCAGCCGATTGACTACCACCACCAAAGGTCATTTTAAAGAACCCTTCAGGTGTAAATTCTGTAATAAATTTAGTGGCAGTATTTACATATCTACCTACTTTAATTCCAGGATTGTCAGAAACTTTTGTTGGGTCTTCAATAAAAACTCTATCTTGAGCTAAAGCTTGAACTTCAAACCATCTATTATCAACACCTAAAAATTCTTGATTTGAAGGCACATTGGCATATTGAGTACCATCTTTCAATAACACACTTGTCACCCCTAATACGGTCTTTTCAGGTAAAAATATTTCAAAAAATGGTCTTACGTCATTTGCTGTAATAACTCTCTTGAAAACTTTAGTAATACCGTTAACAATGGTCTCACGTTTTACAATGGTATAATTTAATAACTTATTGTTTGAATCAAAATTTGGGATTTTTAATCTATTCGGGAATCCATCCGCGTTTGATGGTGAAGAAAAATCAATATCATAAACCGTTTCAAATACTTGACCGGCACCACTTACTTGAGAACCTCTACGTAAAATACCGCAATATCTTAAATCTTCTTTATCACCAAAAGCCGGTACAGTAATTGAAAAATCAACTAAAGCAACTGACGGTCTTTGACCCGGAACTTTTAATCCATAAGTTTTGGCAATGTTAAATACTGATGACCTTTGTTGAGCATACTGTAATACCGTCTCTTGAATACTTCTATCTATGTTGAATTGAAGGTTGTCGGTAACCGCAGCGTTTAGGTCTAATAATACAGAGAATACACTCGCATCATTAAAGTTGTCAACTAAATCCGGATAATAAGTTCTTGTAAAGTTTATTAACTCGGTTCTAATTGATTGGAAATCTCTCGTAGTATACGATATTTTTTTATTTGCCATATTCTTTAAATATTTAGGATTACAAAATCACTAGCGTTAAACACGTCATTATTTATTTGATAATCTATTTTTACTTTCGCAGTGTGTTCTTTAGTTCCAATACCCGGTACTCTGAAAACACGTGTATCGTATTGGTCAACATAAGTACCTTTATCTTCTTCACCATCCGATGCCGCAGTTATACTTATATTTTTAATAGTTATTCCCGGAATATACTCCTCAACAGCATCTCTAATCTCAGCGTCAATGTCTGAAAATGTAGGACCATCTAATGGTTCAAATATAAATTCATACAATCTTGTACCAAAATCGGGTAAAAAATATCTACTTCCTTTTCTAGTCAATAATAAATGTATTAAGTCCGTTCTTGTTTCTTGAGTACTATCTGTGGAAAGGTCTAAATACTTTCCATCATAAGAATCCCTAAAAGGGAAATTAATACCATATGTTTTTCCATCTGCCATATCTATAAATATAGTGTCGTAATTATTTTTTATAAATACCCTTAAAATAAAAAATCACGACATAAGCCGTGATTTATATTCGTATTAAGAACCACACCCAAAACATTCAAACTCACTGTCTTTTGGTTTTTGATTAAATTCAACAGTTGGTTTCTCAATTGGTTTTGGTTGACCCACTTTTGAGATATCGACCGCCAAGTGTTTTGCTCCGGTTGATATCGCTTTAGTTCGAACATAATAACAAAGAGTTTTTAATCCTTTACCCCAAGAATGGAAGTGTGATGATGATATTTTTGATAATGTCGGATTAGACATATAGATATTCATCGATTGTGATTGGTCAATGAACGGTGCTCTGTCTGCCGCCATATCAATAAGTTCTCTTTGAGATATTTCCCAAATTGTTTTGTATTTTGGAATTAAATGTTCTATTCTCTTAACTTTTTTGTTGTAATTTTTATCTTCAACATCAAGATAATGATTAAAGTTAATGTTTTGAATTGAACCCTCATTCATTATAATCTCATTTTTCAAATCTTCAGACCAAATACCAATTTTTTCAAAATCATTAATTAAGTATTTGTTAACAATTAAGATTTCTCCCCCAACTACACGACGATTAAATAATGCCGAGTGAGCCGGTTCTGTCATTTCAAATGAACCTGTGATTTTAGCTGAAGACGCTACCGGCATCTGAGCTGTAAATAACGAGTTACAAACCCCGTGGTTGGACACTTCTAATTTAAGTGAATCCCAATCCCACATTCTTCCTAATCCTTCGTAATCTAACCCCCACATATCAAATTGGAATATACCTTTTGACATTGGTGAACCTTCAAAGAATTTATATGGTTTATATTCACCTGATTTACATAATTCCATACTTTCAGTGATTGCTGCAAAGTAGATTGTTTCAAAGATTTCTTTGTTTAACTTTCTTGCCTCTTCAGATGTAAAGATGTAATCCATTAAGTAAAATACGTCAGCAAGACCTTGTGTTCCAATCGCAATCGCTCTTTGTTCCAAACCACCTTTTCTACCTTGTTCGGTTGAATAACTATTGATATCAACAACTTTGTTAAGTGCTCTAACAACCTTTCTAACTTCATTATAAAGTAATTTAAAATCAAACTCACCTTTAATAATAAAGTTTTTCAATACCATAGAAGATAACGTACAGATAGCAGTGGTGTTCTCATCAGTATATTGGTAAATCTCATTACATAAGTTAGATTGTTTAATCACCCCAATGTTCTGATGGTTAGTTTTTCTGTTCGCACTATCTTTAGAACATAAATAAGGAACTCCTGTTTCAACCTGAGATTCAATAATTTTATTCCAAATTGTTTGTGCTTTTACTTTTTTACCAAGACCAAGTTCAACCGCTTTGTTGTAGTTTTCCTCATACTCATCACCATAAGTTTCCTGTAATGGTTTGATACCCGCTTTGATAATATCATTAGGACAGAACAAATACCAATCCTTATTATCTTTAACCGCATTCATAAAGTTGTCCGGTAACCATATTGACGTAAACAAATCTCTTGCTCTTAACTCCTCAGCACCTGTATTCTTTTTAATGTCTAATAAATCTACGATATCTTTATGCCAAGGTTCAATGTAGATAGCTGCACTACCCGGTCTTCTACCTTGTTGATTAAAGAATCTTAACCCTTCATTAACAATCTTTAAGTATTTTAATAAACCACCCGCAAATCCACCTGATGAATTAATACGACTTTCTTTACTACGAACGTTAGACATACATAATCCAATACCTGCGGCATCTGATGAATATGTTGAAATGTCGTTGAATGTTTGCAATAATCCTTCTCTTGAATCTCCGTGATTGTATTTCAATACACAAGATGCTAGTTGAGGTGTTTTAGTTCCCGCATTAATCATAATTGGTGTTGCAGGAGAAATAAGTTGGTTTGATAATGAATTATAATATTCAACCGCCTCTTCAAATGATTTAGTAACCCATAAAGCCACTCTCATATACATATGTTGTGGTCTTTCAATTACTCTACCTTCCGGAGTTTTTAACAAATACATTTCTTGTAATGATTTCCACGCAAAATAATCAAAATTGTAATCATTCTCGTGATTTATTACAGAATCAATATTTTCAGGACCATATTTTTCAATAGTTTCCATTAACTTATCGTTAATAATACCATCAACGTGTAATGTGTGCATTGTGTTACAGAAACTTTCATCAGTTTCTTTATGATACGCAGATATCGCCACTGAAGACGCTAATCTTGAGTAGTCGTGATGACTTCCGGTATACGCCGCAGCAATCTCATAAACTAACTTATCCAACTCTTTGGTTGTAATAACACCCTCAGTCGGAACTGAAGTAATCACCTTAATGAATACCTCATCAGCATTTACGTTTAATCCTCTTGCAGCACGTTTAACTCTATTGTATATTTTTTGGGGGTTGAACGAAACTTCGTCCCCCCCTCTTTTTTTTATCTTTAATGACATCATATTAAAAATCTTCTGTAAATGTTAATGACTCACCCAATTTAGCCTTTTGGTACTCCATAGTTCTTGATTCAAAGAAGTTACCCTTTGTTTCAACAGCTATCTGTTCCATAAACTTAAATGGTTGTTCTACGTTAAATTGTTTTTTACATCCAAATTTAACCAATAAACCATCAGTAACAAACTCAAGATATTGTTTCATCAAGTTTGAATTCATACCAATTAAAGATACCGGTATTGATTCAGTAATAAACTCTTTTTCAATCTCCAAAGCAGATAATAAGATTTCTCTAATTCTTTTTTCACTTGGTTTATTCTCCAAATGATTGTTAACCAAATGAATAGCAAAATCACAATGTAAATTCTCATCTTTAAAGATAAGTGAATTAGCATTACATAATCCTTGCATAATCCCTCTTGATTTCAACCAAAATATTGAACAGAATGAACCTGAGAAGAAGATACCCTCAACTGCCGCAAAAGCAATTAATCTTTCTTGGAAAGTTGAATTCTCAATCCAATCTAAAGCCCATTTAGCCTTCTTTTGAACTGCAGGTAATTTATCAATTGCGTGAAAACATTCGTCTTTCTCATCATCATCTGATATATAAGTATCAATTAATAATGAATACATTAAAGAGTGGATATTCTCCGCCATAAGTTGGAATCCGTAGAAAAATTTAGCCTCCGGATATTGTACTTCTTTTAAGAAGTTTTCCGCAAGGTTTTCATTAACAATTCCATCAGACGCAGCAAAGAATGACAATACATTCTTCACAAAGAATCTTTCATTATCAGTTAAATTTTCCCAATCTCTAATGTCATTGGATAAATCAACCTCTTCTGCCGTCCAAAATGCGGCCTGATGTTGTTGGTAAAATTCCCATATATCATTATGTTCAATAGGGAAAATAACGAATCGGTTCGGATTTTCTTTTAATATTTTTTCTTCCATTTTTTTTAATTTTGTGTTTGTTGTTTTTCTTTTCTTTTTTCTAACAAATCTTTGATTCGTTGTCTATTTCTTTCTTCAGTTTGTTCTTCAAGCCCTAAAAAGGTTACCGAACTTTCTGTATCAATCTCTAACATACCATTGTCAAATTTACAATTTTCAAAGACAATACCATCATCACCAATACGGGATTTAGTGATTGCAATCGTTGCTAGTTTCATTTCTTTTTGTTGTAAAGATTTTGCTACGGAAATGATTACGTGCCCAACCTGAGCTTTTTTTATAGAACCACCCATTTGGTCGGTAGTTACTACATCAGAAGATATTGAACTTCTGTTACCTTGTGTCGCAGTCCATCCAACAATATCCAACTCGTGACACATTGCCTCGAATCCTCTCATTACTGAACCCTCAGATTTCCATTCATCCCCCAAGTTTTTATCCGGTACCACACAATCAATATAGTCCAATAATACCATATCAATTTTGATTCCTTCAGAAATCATTTTTCTGATTTGATTCTTAATTTGCATCATCGTTACAGTATCGGATGGAAGTTTTTTAAGTATCAATTCATTAGGCATTTTCTCCTTAATTTCTTGAACTTTGGTTATTACTTCATCTTTTCTTGTTGACAATTCATCTGGATGAATTT